GCGCTCGCCGTCTCGATCGTCGGCGGCTTCGAGGGCCTGCGCCTCGCTGCCTATCCTGACGTCGTCGGCGTCGCGACCGTCTGCTATGGCGAGACGCGCGGCGTGAAGCTGGGCGATCGGCACACGAAGGCCGAATGCGACGCCATGCTGCTCAAGGGGCTGCAGGAGTTCGAGCGGGGCGTGCTCGCCTGCACGACCGCGCCGATGCCTGAGAAGCGCCAGGTCGCCATGGTGTCCTTCGCCTACAATGTCGGCACCGGCGCCTATTGCAAATCGAGTGTCGCCCGCCTGCTCAATGCCGGCCAGCCCGCGGCCGCCTGCGATGCCCTCCTCAAGTGGAACAAGGCCGGCGGCATCGTCTTCCCCGGCCTCACCCGCCGGCGCCAGGCCGAGCGCGCCCTCTGTCGCGAGGGGCTCTGATGCTGGCCGCCTGGGCCCTGCGCAATTCGAAGCCGCTCGCCGGCGTCGGCGCCGCCCTGGCGCTGCTCGCGCTCGCCGGCCTCGGCTTCTGGCGCGGCGTGGCCGTGATCGAGCGGCTGCAGGCGCAGGCCGCGGCCAGCGCGCGGGCCGAGCGCGACGCCCATTGGCGGGCAGAGATCGCCGCCGCGAACGCCCTGGCCGAGCGCGCCAGGGCCGAGCAGGCGCAGGCGGTCGCGGCGATCGAGGCCAGGGCGGCCGGCGACGCCCGCCGGCTTCAAACCGAATTGAATGCGATGGAGGCGGCCAATGCGGCCCTTGCTGGTGGCGACCGTTGCGGGCTGGAGCGCGATCGCGTCCGCCTGCTCGACGGCGCCCGATAAGCCGACCGTGAAGGTCGAGTTTCTCCGGCCGGAGCTGCCCGCCGCGTCGCGCCAGCCCTGCGCCGATCCCGTGCGCCTGCCGGCCCGCGACCTGACCGCGGCCGAGGTCACGGCCAGCTGGGGCCGCGATCGCGCCGGCCTGAGGATCTGCGAGGCCCGCCGTGCGGCCGCCGTCGCGGCCATCGATGGAGTAGCCTTGCCGTGACCGACGTCGTCGCCTTCATGCAGAACTATGGCTCCGCTTTGGTGCTGATCAGCCAGCTCGCCGTGCTCGCGATCGCCACGAAGTTCGTGACCCGCACGGATCATGAGCGGGCCATCTCGTCGCTCGACGCGAAGTTCGTCCGGTCGGTCGAGAAGATCGACAAGGTCGAAGACCGTGTCGCGGCTCTGGAAAACGAATTCCGCCATCTGCCGGATCGCGGCTCGGTACACACTATCCAGCTCTCCTTGGCCGAGCTGAAGGGCGAGATGCGCGCCATGGGCGAGCAGCTCAAGCCGGTCGCCGCGATCTCCGAGCGGTTGCAGGAATTCCTCCTTGAGCAGGCGAATCGGCGATGAGCATGGATCTCCTCATTCGGCAGGAAGCGCGGCTGACGATCCTGCGCGCGCTCGACGAGCAGCCGGACGGCCGGCTCAACAGCGAGCTCCTGCGCGTCACGCTGGAGCAGTTCGGCATCACCAAGTCGCGCGACTGGGTGCATGACGAGCTCAACTGGCTGCAGGAGATGGGCGCGGTCCTAGTGATCAATGCCGGCTCGGTCCGGGTCGCGGCCCTGACCGCCAAGGGCAGCGACCATGTCCAGCGTCGCGTCGTGATCGAAGGCGTCAAGCGGCCGAGCCGCGGGGGGTGACCATGGCCGGCATCCGCAACCGGCTCTCCTCGCTCGACCTCGTCCCGGAGGATGCCCAGGACGATATCGTCTGGGCGATCGGCGAGCTCAACCAGCGCCAGCGCACCCAGGCGGACATCCTTTTCGAGCTCAACGACCGACTGGTGACCAAAGGCGTCGATCCGATCTCGTCCTCCGCCTTCAACCGCAAGGCGGTGAAGCTGCGCGCCGTGCAGATCCGCCTCGACGAAGCCCGGCACATCTTCACTGGCATCGCCGACCAGTTCACGCCGGAAAAGGTCGACGACAACAACATCGTCCTCGGCGAATTCATCAAGATGCTCGTTTTCGAGCTCACCCAGGCCGATGCCTCCGAACGCACGCCCAAGATGGCGATGGAACTCGCTCGCGCTTTCCACGACACGGTGAAGGGCCAGGCCATGTCGTCGGCCCGTCGCGACAAGCTCCATAGCAAGGCTCAGGCAGCCGCCGAGGCAGCAGTGGTCAAGGTCGCAGGAAAGAAGGCGCTGACGCCCGAGCTCAAGCAAGCCTTCCGCTCGATGCTCTTCGGACAGTCTGATGGCTGACGCCGACATCCTCAAGCGCGCCGGCGAAGTCATTCGCAAGGGCGTGATCGCCGTGGCGGCCGCCGGGGCGATGCTGGCCGGTCAAGCCTCTGATGCGCAGGCGCGTCCGAGCCGGGATCAGTGGATCGCGATCCGCACCGAGCAGGGCCGCGCGACCGATGCCGACTGGCGCAAATCTGCGCCTCTGCTCGGCTACCAGCGCGCGATCGCGATCGCCTGCGAGCAATACGATGTCGTCGTCGTCGAGAAATCCCGCCGTACCGGCGCGACTTGGGGCGCCGCCGCCGATGCCGTGTTGCGCACCGCATCCGCCCGCGAGGACGGCGGCATGGACACGCTGTACATGGGCACCTCCCATGACATGGCGAAGGAGTTCATCGACGCGGCGGCCGAGTTCGCGCGCATGTTCGAGCACGTCGCCAGCGAGATCGGCGAGACCATCTTCGACGACGGGTCGGAAAACGGCGTCAAGGCGCTGAAGATCGACTTCGCGTCCGGCTTCTCGATCGTGGCGCTGTCATCGAGGCCGCGCTCGCTCCGCGGCCGCCAAGGCTTCGCCATCCTCGACGAGGCCGCCTTCGTCGACAATCTCTCCGAACTGATCAAGGCGGCCATGGCCTTCTTGATCTGGGGCGGCAAGGTGCTGATCATCTCGACCCACAACGGCACCGACAACGCGTTCAACGGGCTGATCAACGACATCCGCGCCGGCCGTCTCAAATACGGCCTGGTCCGTTTCGACCTCGACGATGCGCTGCGCGACGGCCTGTTCGAGCGCATCGCCATGGTCAATCGGCACAAGCACGGCGAGTGGACGGCGGAGAAAGAAGCCGACTGGCGCGAGGAGCTGATCGGCAAATACGGCGACGGCGCCGATGAGGAGCTCTACTGCATTCCGAGCCAGGGCTCGGGTGCCTGGCTGACCACGCAGCTGATCGAGGCGCGGATGGTGCAGCCGCCGCCCGGGACGTCGTCGCGCGTCCTGCGCCTGTCGCTGCCGGCCGAGTTCGTGTTCCGGCCGGAGGCGTTCCGCGACGCCGAGATCCAGGCCTGGATCGACGATGTGCTGCTGCCGGTCATGGACGAGACCATCGACCCGGCGCTGATGAGCGCCTTCGGGCACGACGTCGCCCGCCATCGCGACGCCTCGGTCATGGTCCCCATCCAGATCGGCCGCTCGCTGCGCCGCATCGTGCCTTTCGTCGTCGAGCTCCACCGCGTGCCGTTCGTGCACCAGGAGCAGATCCGCAACGCCATGCTCAAGCGGCTGCCGCGCCTTCTCGGCGGCTGCACCGACGCGACCGGCCTCGGCGCGCAGATGGCCGAAAGCGCCATGCTCAAATTCGGTCGGTCCTTCGTCGAGGTGAAGCTCTCGACGGAATGGTACCGAACCGAAATGCCGCCGCTGAAGGACGCCTTCGAGCAGGACAATATCAGCCTGCCGGCCGATGCCGACCATGTCGGCGACCTGCGCCTGGTCAAGATCATCCGCGGCGTCGCGCAGATCCCGTCGCTGCGCACCACCTCGGCGATCGGCGAGAAGCGCCACGGCGACTTCGCGGTCGGCCTGGCGCTCGCCTATTCCGCGACCCGGATGACCTTCGAAGCCTACGGCTATGAGAGCGCCGGCACGGCCCGGGCCGCGCATGGCGCCGGGCCTCCTCCCTTCCAGGCTTCGGACGAGCTGATCTCGGATCGCAGCGACGGCCTGTGGTGAGGTAACGATGGCGAAGTTCCAGCTTCTCGACCAGTTCGGCGTCCCGGTCTCGAGTAGCGTTCTGACCGAGGAACGCGCTGTCCCGAGCGTCACGGGGATCGAGCATCCCTTCGACGCCGTCGTCGCGTCCTTCCTGCACCCGGCGCGCCTGGCGCGCACCCTGCGGGAGTCCGGCCGCGGCGAGATGCATGACTTTCTCACCCTCGCCGAGGAGATCGAGGAGCGCGAGCCGCATTACCGCTATGTGATCGAGACCCGGCGCAACGCGGTGACCTCACTCAACGTCCAGGTCGATCCGGCCTCGGAGGCGCGGCGCGATGTCGAGATCGCCGATTTCCTGCGCGACGAGATCGTCGAGACGCCGGCCTTCCAGACGCTGCCGGACTTTCTCGTCGACGGCCTGTCGAAAGGCTATTCCGTCGTCGAAGTCGTCTGGGAGGTCGGTTCCGCCTGGATCCCCAAGCGCTTCGTCTGGCGCGATCCGCGCCTGTTCCAATGGGACCGGGCGACCCGGAAGGAGCTGCGCCTGCGGGTCCAGGGCGTCGATGACGGGGTCGCGCTCGAACCGCTGAAGTATCTCGTGCATGTCCCGCTCCTGAAGATGGGGCTGCCCGCGCGCAACGGGCTAGCGCGCGTCGGCGCCTGGAGCTTCATGCTCAAGAGCTTCAGCTTGAAGGATTGGGCCACCTTCCTGGAAATCTACGGAATGCCGCTTCGGCTCGGTAAATACGGGCCGAGCTCCTCCGCCGACGATCGCAAGGTCCTGCTCGCGGCGGTCCGCGATCTCGGCCGGGATGCAGCCGCGATCGTCCCGCAGGGCATGGAGATCGAGTTCGTCGAGGCGAAGGGTTTCTCCGACAAGCCTTTCGAGTCGAATGTGCGTTTCATCGACGAGCAGGTCTCGAAGGCGGTCATCGGCAAGCCGGGAGACGGCGCCGGCTCGTCCAAGGCCGGCGAGGAGGTGCTCGACCGGGTCCGCGTCGATATCAAGAAGGCGGACGCGCGCGACCTCTCGCTCACCTTGATGGAGCAGATGATCCGCACGACGGTGGATGCGAATTTCGGCCCGCAGAAGCGCTACCCCAAGGTCCATTTTCCGATCCCGGAGCGCAAGGATCTGCAGGTCTGGGCGAACGCCGTCGCCCAGCTCGTCGATCGCGGCCTGGAGGTCGAGCAGTCGCAGGTCTACGACGTCATCGGCCTGAAGGAGCCAGCGACCAGGGAGGGCGGCAGCCCGGTCAAGCTGCTCAAGGTGCCGGCAGCCGGAGGCCCCGCGCCGAAGCCGCCGCCGCAGGTCCCGGTCGAGAAGGCTTCGGCCTGGCGCCTCGATCCGCGCGTCTGTCCGAGCTGCGGCCCGGCGCGCCTGGCCGCCGACGATCCCGAGCAGGACGATATCGACCGGCTGGTCGCCGCGGCACTCGACGACTGGCAGCCCGACATGGGCCCGATCGTCGAAGCCATCCAGGCAGCCGCCGCCGCGTCGGCATCCTATGAGGAATTCCAGCAGGCGCTGGAGCGACTGGCCGCCGATCTTCCGGTCGGCGCGCTGGCCGAGCAGATCGCCAGCTTGAACATGATCGGCCGAGG